ACTATCCATGAGTATCATGGAGGTTATGTCTGTCTTACGTCCACGACTGTGACTGGGAAGGACCAGACCTTCCAGCGAGTCGAACTGCTTCACCTCTTCCCAATCAATCTTGGTGAGGCGGGCAGGCTGTTGTGCGGGGATGTTGACGAACGAGATCTCGTGGTATGTAAGAGGGCCTGTGATGCCGAAGCATAGGCCCTTACCAGAGTCGTCGTTGTAGGTCATGCCTGGGATGTGCTCGCAGTCATCTTCCTTTCCCTCTCCGAACATCCTGGCCAGGGAACTCAGGAGGGGCTTACTGCACACCGAACAGGAGAGTCTCTTGCTCGAGTGGCCTGAGGAGACACTGACTAGACGACCATCCAGGATCTTGGCAATGGAGTCAGCATCCGTGATGGCGGCCTGTAGCCTCACCACACCAGACCCCTTGGCACCGTTATCTGGGGTGTCGGGAGTCAGGAAGTCCTTCGTGAAGGAGTCCCCCGTCTTATTTTTGATGAACTGACCGCCGATGACTCTCCCAATGGCATCCTGATCATGTTCGTGGTGCTTGAGAACAGGCTTGTCCATCTCCGCCAGGCCCCCTCTCTCCTTGGAGAAGAAGGTCTTGAAGCCTCTACGAACATGGACTCCAGGATAGACTCTCTGATTGGTGAGAAGCCCTGAGTGGGTGGCGTCAACCTGGACCACTAGACTGACGCTATTGTCGGTGTTGCTCTCGAGCAACTGCTTAGCATCTGCCAGCACAGAGCCCTTGGTGGGTTGATCGATAGTTGTCTGATCGCGAAAGTAGATCTCAGACAAGGTTGTCTCCGTCATCAGAAGTGTCCTGGATCAATTTGCTACCCAGAATGAGGTCAGTGAAGTCGTCATCAAGTTCAGGTATCAAATTTCTATAAACAATGGGCCCTTTGTTTAGCTCAATTGTTTTGCGACCCTCCGATTCAGGATTCTGCATGTGCATGCTTGTGTACCCCAAGATGCGGGAAGCCTTTGCGAATCCGAAACGGTAGGCCGAACGTGCCTGGTCTCTTGCAAGACGCTCTATGGACAGCCACATAGACGACAGTGAACCATAGATTCTGTAGCGTGGGCTGTTGCCCTCCTGGTCTGGGAGGACATGCCCACAAATGCTATCACGGTAGGGACTTATGGATTTCCAGAAAGATTTTTCAACACAGTTGGTGAAGAACCGATCCATGGGTCTGCGACCTATTTGGATATCGTCCTCTGCGTCTCCGGACTGGTCGAGTACAGCTATGACACCTTCCTCTACCTGGTCCTTGAGAAGTCGCTTACCGCAAGCCATGCAGTTGGTTACAAATTCTCCGAAGGTCTCTCTCAGGGCTGAATCCAGTTCCACGACTGGCACATCGTCCTGATCAGACTCTACGAGCTCTACAATCCGCCCACGGAAGTTATCAAACTCCACTCTCAGTGTAGTGATGTAGTCGTTGGCCTTGTTCCTGCTCTTGGCTGGCTTGGTCCCTGACTGGTTTCGTGGCTGACCCTTGTTGGAGGCAGTCTTAGACGAGCTCTTGGTACTATTCTTGGCAGTGGAGGACTTGGAGCTAGATATACCTGCTGTTGGCTTAGGTGCCACAGCGGCTGCCACTCGAGTGAGCTTCTCGTCTACCTCAGCATCGTAACTACGAGAAGTGTCCTTCTTCTGCTCCTCAGTCATAGGGGGCTTCTTAAGGAAGTCCTTACGGAATTCATCGCGAGGCGTAGCATTGGCTAGCATCATCTGCAGGCCGTGATTCTGCTGCGCTCTCATCTCCTCCCGATCAATGTCCGGGAAGGTGAGGAATACCATGTTCTCATCCGTGACGTTGTACCCACCCTCTAGTAGGAGAGGTAGGAACAGACCATAGGAAAGTGAGGTGGTGAATGCTTGTTGGTAGTCCTTGGCAGCGTCCTGAACATTCTTGTTGATGTTCGTGGCGGTGTTGCCTTGGATAGCTATCTTGCCGTTCCGTCTTGTGATAAACAAGTGATTCGGAACGTTGAAGCAGTAGACGTCTCCGTCGTAGTCTACCGTAGAAATGTTCTCGTCAGTGAGAGTATCGGTAGTCTCGCCAGAGGTGATGAGGACTCGAGGTCTCTTAGCGTCATCCAGTACCTTCGCCTGGTAGCCTAATTTGAAGGCCACTTCTTGTACCTGACCAGCCAGGGTATAGGTTCGGGCGTAGTAGATCGTAGTGCCTCCAAGAGGCTCCTGTGGGACCAGCTCCTCCAGGAACAGCTTCAAGCTGTCTGGGTCTGACTCCATGACGTAGTTAGGTATACGTTTAGGATACGTCCTACACAAACACGCCATAGAGAGATGTCGAACTAAATCAAGATCGTTGACAGCAAACTTTGTGTAGTCTGCGTTATCGTAGACCCTGAACTCAAAAGGCAGGGCTTGGATAAAACCCCGCAAAGTCTCAGACACAGGCCGAGAGCGGATGATGAATTTCATCTCGTTCTTGGAAGGGGTCACTTTCCCGTACCTCATAAAGTAGGCCAGGAACTTCAGCCATGTGTCCGACGGTATCTCTGGATGCTCCCCAAGACTTACGGACGATAGAGGCTTGACCTGGTCCTTCCACTCGGCCTGGACCTGGAACTGAAAGGTTGTGCCTTTCGGAATGTCTTCAGCATGTAGTTTTTCCCATTCGTCTTGGTTTCTTGTGAGCCACATATCGTGGTCTGGTGTGACTAGGACATCGGTCACCCTAGTAGTGAAGTGATACATAGTGCCAGAGTACGGATAAACATGCTTACTGGCGGGTTTTTGTAGTTCAATCTGCTTGTTGTCTGGATTGAAGGTGGCGATTAGGTCAGTCTCGGGATCTATCTCCCAATGGTTCTTCCACCCTTTGTCTGTGAGCGTCTCAGTATCCCCTGAGTAGCAGGCACGGTTAGCGGTGCCACCTCTACCTAGGTCCAGAGCGGACAGACGTAGACCACCCATCACTCGAGCCTCGAAGTACTCAAGGAAGGGGTTGAGGTCTAAGGCTGACCCGTCTCTGCTTACTAGAGAAACCTCATGCCTGTGACTGGTGATGAGGTTTCCTTGTAACGGTAGATTCTGCACTTCTGCTCTTACCAGCCCTACTTCATCCTGCCCGTTCTCTAACAGCATAGCTGGGAGAGCGTCAGTTCCGATCTTGTAGTGGTAGAGGGGGAAAACTTCCTTAGAGCACAGCATTACAGCTAGCTCCTCCAGACGACGAAGAGCTCTTACGTCATCTAGTACTGGAAGGATGTACGGTGTCCCAAAGCTAAAACCTGTGTTCTTGTCTAGAGTTGCGAAGACTATGTCCTCTGGATTGAAGCGTTTGGTGTTCTGAGAGGCAGCGCCAGAAGTGGATAGACGCTGCTGCCATTTCTTTGGAGTGCCATAGCGATCAACCTTGACGCTCATAGTCGTTGGGTCTAGGACAAAGATGCCCGCAATGGGATCCAGTATCTTGCCATACATGCGCGTCTTGCGACCACGTGACCTAGTGATGTCCCGTCTGACGACAAGGAACATGTTGTGAAACTTGATCAGGTTGGTGATGGACTCTCTGATCCAGGCCTCAGTAGGGATACCCGTGATCAAGGTCATGTCAAAGAGGCGGTCCCTGATGTACGTGACCATCTCCTCATCAGCACCGTCCACCGTGTATCCCTCCTTCAGGATCATCTCACGATGCTTCCGGATGGACTGATCGACGTAAGGCTCTACATCAGCGGCCCTAGCGATCTCAGCTAGGTCGTAGATGGGCTCTGAAAATGTGTTGACTCCAGGACGATTCAGCGTGCTGTAGCCCTGGAACTCATAGCTGAGAGCTCGACCCAGAACCTTGGTCCGAGATCGGATAGCTGAGCCTAGGATACTGGGGTTCTTCCCTACAGCCAGAGAGATGTCTGTCTGAACCTCTTCAGATTCTTGATCTTTCTGGAACCAACTGAGAGGGTTGAAGAGGTTAGCCATCTTGTCTTCCAAAGGCGTTTGCCATAGCAGCGGAGATGGTAGTCTTAAACTTAGACTTGCGTTCCTCTGTCATCTCTTGTGGGCCACAAGTGTTTAGCGTGTCGTCTCTTCGTCCCACATCGTCACCTAGCACAGTCTTGGGTCCGTAGGTGAAACCGAATCGTGTACTCGTAGAGGGCTGCAGATCGGGGAAGTACTTCCTGATATCATTGTCAGATATCTGAATGCTAGGTGGGCTCTTCTCGAGCAGAGTATGGGTGAGCTCGTAGGAAGCTGCGTCCTTGGCCTCACTGACCAGAGCCTCGTATTTGTTTTTGTCGTCCTTATGATCACATACTGAGGCCGCATCCAGCTTATTTGCCAGGGTCTCCAGGACTTCAGCGGTGGAAAGCAGGTACCTTCGCTCCATGGGGACCTCCCAGACCCCACTGTTGTTGTACCCTACGGTCCCCAGCTGCTCGATGGCATGTATAACTTCCATGAGCAAGAGGTTGATTTTTCGCAGTATAGAGTCAATCGCCATTAGCAGGGCGATCTTCAGGTCCTTGAAAGTGAAACAGTGTTGCATCTCGAGGCCGAGCTTCTCTTCCATCTCTTCGAAGACCTCTAACATACGTACGGCAAGATCGTTAGCTGCCTTGTTCAACTTCCCAATCATTTTGTAGATCGGGGCAGTGGCGGCGTTGACCAACTGCTTCATGAACCCATCCATGAGGCGAAGGATTTCTGCTTGGAGATCGATGGCAGCGATTCGAAGGATGCTGGCCATGAGGCGGAGAGCCCCTGTGTCCATGGCACCGAATATCTCGATGAGACAGCACAGGTCATCGTCATGTATCTGATACATGAAAGTGTTCAGAATTTCATCGTAGGCCCGGCTAGACTCTGACTGCAGGGTGTTGAAGTGGCTGGCTATAGAGCTGTGGATCCTCGCGTGAGGGTGGTTGACTGTGTAGTTCACCACCACGTCTCCCCCGTCAGTGTCAGAAGGGAGATCTCGGTCGAACATCTTGGAGAAGTCCAGGGAGTACTGAGTGGCAGAGTCTAGGGCGCTCCGAACGATGTTCTGTCTGGCCACGACGTTGCCATAGGCTACCCAGTGGTCATAGACCCCAGGCTTTTCAGCAAGGTGACTCTCGATCCAGCTGTGACAGTACTCAACGACGGTGATGGAGTCATTTAGTTCTTGGGACTTGTCAAACTTGTCCGGCTCAAAGCCTGCTTCCTCTAATACCTTTCTGCGCTCCTCCTTGTTCTCGTACTTGTGCACCAGGTTCTCGAGGTCAGGAGTGGCGTCATTGGCCTTGAGCAGCATCTTGATGACCTCAGCTGCCTCCACTCCCAACTCAATGAGGATCACGATACCAAGGATCTGGTGGATAGCGAAAACGGCCTTGGCCGCTGACTCTGTTGAGGACAGGGACTGGGTAGCCTGGCTCTGGCTCATCTGGGCAGTGTAGCCAGCGAGGATACACCCAGCAATACCACTACCTGCAAGGAAGGCTCCTAGGATGTTGTCTAGGTCTATCCCGCTGTTGTTGTACTCTATTTCCATCGTTCGGGCTGAGCTCTCGACGTCCGCAGGAATGTCTGGGCGGTCATAGGCACGCCGCACCTGCCACTGCTTGTCTGCGATGATATCAATGCACAGCTGGTAGAGAGTGAAGGGGACGACAGTACCCTCGAGAGAGGCTGCGTCATCGATACGGGAAGCGGCGGCTTTGACCTGGCTAGCCTCAGAGCGTATGGGTATGGTCTGCTCTGGATCCATCAGGGACAGCCCCTCACGAATCTTCCTACCCTTTAGGTATGTTCTGCCTAGGTTGGTGAACAGAGTGGTGGTAGCGTCATCGATAGGGTCTGAGTCATCAGGAGCTGGCGCTATAGACTCAGGGGAGTCAACAGGCACCTCCTCAAGGGTCCGTCTGCGTCTCAGCTCCGGACGTCCGTCATATTCGAGCTCGTTATACATTCTTCCGTGTGGGTCGAGAGATGTTACCTCTAGAAAAGGTGTCCATGCGTTTGCCACCACCCTTGAGCATTCTACGCATCCGTTGCTGGTCACGTAGAGAGCCACCGTTCTTATTCTCGAACCCGAAGAAGGGGACTCCTGCGTTCAAGTCACGTGCGGCTGCATCCTTCTGTACGTCGTCGAGGATAGAGCTGTTCTTGAAATCCTGACTGTTGAAGTCCTCCTCAGTCTGTCCAAAGGAGGGGCCCAGGGCTACATCATTGGCCAGAGCGACCTTGGTGAGGTCAGTATGCTCTAGGACAAAGCCTCCTACTGCTAGCATGTAGGCAGTGAGGGTGTGTTCTTGTCCCTGGCTGTACTTGGGAAGCCCGTGGACTGAGTAGCCCTCAATCTTGAAGTTACGCATCTGCTGTACAAGACCCATGGCCATGTCATCACGCACCACTCGAGTGTCTTCTGTCTTAGGGAGCACCAGGCGGCCTGAGTCCAGCATCATGGTGGTTGCATTGACTATGAAGGGCTTGGTGTGCTTCCTGATCTCTTGACCATGGCGAGGGTCACGAATAGTGATCATCTCCTGCATAGCAAAGTCTCTTAGACGCAGGTGCAGGTTGGTGTGAGGATGTTGGAGACCGTGCTTGCGTAGCATCTCCACCTGAGTACCACCGTAGCCTCTGTCCACGTACATTCCCTTGAAGTCCCACTGGTTGTGGAGCTCAATGATCCTCTCCACAGCTAGAGTCTGTGTGAAGTCACCGCGTGGGATGATGATCTTCTCCACCAAGGTGAAGGACCCGTCATACTGCAGGATCACCATGTGGGTGCCCGCTGTCTTGTTCCAGTCCACCCCTAGAACGTAGGTTCCTCCTCTCTGTGGGGGTATGGTCCCTAGATCGTACTCCACCAGGGACCTGTCGATCACACTGTTGCGGAAGACGCCCTGTATCTGGTCTCCGAACTCAGCCAGCACCTCATGCTGCCACTCAGGAGAGTCCTCGTGTATAGCACTATACTCTCGACGCATCTCCAACTCCATCTCATCACTCCAGTGAGGAATCTCGGTAGATGTAAACCAGAACTCCTTGTATCCTAGGTTCTTGTCCGTGCAGATTGCGAAGAAGCGCTTGTGTTCACCAGTGGGAGTGGACGTTGTCCAGAGCTGGCAGTCTGGATGAGAGATGAGGATAGCCGTGACAGCGGCAACGTCCGAATCGGGGATGTAGTCGAACTCGTCGATGTAGATGACGTGAGCATCCTGACCACGGACCTTATCAGATCTCGCAGCCGTCTTGCTACCGGCAGAGAAGCCAAGGATATACGAACCATTGTGAAATTGTATCCGGTGAGGGTTTAGAGTCTTCCGGGACATAGATTGTCCCAGGTTCTGACTAGTCTCGATCAACTTGGTCAGCATTTGAAAGATGTTAGCTACCTGTGCCTCGTATGGAGCGAGGACCAGGAGAGCTCTGTTACTGCGGGTGTTGGCGTAGTGTAAGAGAGCTACGCAGGCCCCTTCAGTCTTGCCTACACGTCTACCACATCGCATCACCTTGTACTTAGCTGTACAGGAGAGCATCTCCTCTTGGTACCAGCGGGCCTCCCATCCGAACTGCATCACAGCCCAAGAGATGGGGTCCAGCGTCACCAGGGCCTTGGGGTACTCCTCAGCAGAATCGAAGTCCTCCTCTTTGAGGAGGGCAAGAGGAGCAGCGATGTGTTTGCTGCAGTTGGGAGGGAACGGACGATCAGTCAGCCCCTTCTTGTAGAGCTTAGCGTAGTAGCTCTCACAGTTGCCGCACATATCCGAGAACCCCTTACCAAAGGGCTTGTAGCCCCTAGCAAGGTAGTCACGCTCGGGTACGTAGTAGTCGTAGATGGTGGGGGCAGGGGCTTTGTCAGCCATATCATTCGGCCCGGTAGATCCGGTCTCCTACAATCATCTCTCCGTTTACAATGCCATGCATGTGGACTTCGAAGTCTCCGGTCTTGGGAGAGTACTCTATGACCGAGAAGCCCTGTTGCCAGTTGGTGAACTGATCTGCATAACTAGGATCCATACCACAGAGACACCCGTTCTCTATCAGAGTGTGGGTGCCGTGGTGATCACGGTACTGCTGCATGTTGAACCTGTGGACGTGCCCTATGAGGATGCTAGTGCCTGTTCGTGAGTAGTGTCCACGGACTGAGGAGCCTGGTATCTGTCGGGCCATCACTCCATGTGTTACTCTCATCTTACCTATGTGAACATCAGTCTCCCTGAACTTGATTCGGTTGTCAGACAGGCCCAGTAGGTCGTCTAAAGACAAGCACCGCAGAGACACCAGAGCCGAAGCACGGTCGATGAGGAATTTCTCAAGCCTGATCTCGTGGTTGCCCATGGTGAAGAAGATCTCCGCTCTGGGATGCTCCCGTCTGACCATAGTAAGAAAGGCCCGAGCCTCATCTAGCTCTGATTGTAGAGTCTCGATGCGCATCGGGTCCTTCATGTACTTGGAGACTGAGTAGAAGTCTACGATGTCTCCATTGAGAACGATCTGATGAGGTTTGATCTCACGCAGGTACTCTAGACAGATGGCCAGTGCCTTTCTGTCGTGGTATGGGATGTGGATGTCGTTCATGACTGCCGCTAGCTTGGTCTTCTCCTTCTTCGAGAAGACCTTGGCAATCCTCAACCGTCCATCGAATGTGTTGGTCTCGTCCTTTCTAAGGTTGTCGAGGACCAATGAGCGCATGATGGCCCTCACTTTGTATTCGGTGCAGCCAAGCTCCTTGGCTATCTTTCTGCGACCCCATCCCATATTTATAAGGTCTCTTACTCTTTGCTTCATAATTGTCCTGGGTTATCGATGCAGATAGGAGGACTCTTGCCCAATCATGGACCTACCAACAGAGAGTTGAGAGTCATGTATTGCCTGAATAGCCCTCTGTCTCTGTGTGTATGCCATGCGTGTGTCTAGCATACCCTCACTGTTTGATAGAGCCTCTCGGTCTCTGTCCCTTGCCTCCCGGGAGACCCCTGGAGCTGCCATATCTGACATCAGGGAGTATCCGAAGTCAGCGATACCTACGATAGCGGCAAACCAGCCAATGCCCTTCATGCCACGGCTAGCTGCGGTGTACTTGGATCCTAGTACGGGCGCCTTCTTCTTCCAAGGGCCAGGCCT